AAGAGCCGTATGCGGGAAAACCGCACGTACGGTTCTGTGAGGGTTAGAGGCAGCAATGCCGTCTTTCTACTCGACCCCAGCAGGGCCCGAACAACCACCAATTTGATTTGTTTAAATGTCATGGTGCTGCTCCTTTTATTCCGCGCCCAAAAGACCGCCAAAATAAAAACGATCAAGCATAGGGATGTCGTCATCACTTACACCGGTAACAATGCAGTCACCCGAAACATATCCGCTACAAGCGGCATACATACCGAGATTCTTAATCCAAAAAAATTTAAGACCGCTGCGGATATCGCTTACAGCGCTAGTTACTTCCGTTCCGTTTTCAACTATTTCATACTCTGTTTTATCGCCGTTAAAGACAGCGCCGGTGGTGTGTATTTCCTCGTCTAGGATGTCTGTTAAAACGGACTGCACGCCTTCAAACCCTTCTAAATCAATAGTGTCGGTTTCGTTATCGTCGATATATTCAAGGTCTTTTAACGCGGCCTCAATGACGTGCTTAACACGGCTCGAAGTGTCAATAAAGTGATAAACAGACTTGAGAATCTTTTCTTCTTCGCCTTCAGGACGGCGGCCGCATAAATAACCAACTAAGACATAAGCGGCGAAGGCCGGATTATCGTAAATGTCATAAGCGGCGCGGGCCTGCTGCAAGAATTGAAATAGCTCCTCGTAACCCGTTGTTTTTTCGTCACTTACGAACGTGGAAACAAAATAAGGGGCGGGCGCAAGTCTTTCACCGGACTGAATAGCCGTGAGGATTGAACGTGCGGCGACTGCGGGGAGCGTGGAAATCTTTAAAAGTTTCGTCATTTTGATTTACCTCTGATTAAATAGAGTTGATAAGTACGAAAGCGGCAAACAATGCGAGCGCGATAGCGAGAGCGATAGGCGCCGGAATAAGACCATCGATAAGACCAAAAAGGGCCGCGATCATGAGCGCTATTACTACTAATAAGAATGTCGCTTTTATTGCTCGTGTCATTTTTGTTTGCCTCTAAACGTTATAAAAGTTAATTTGTTATTACGATGATTGAAACTATATACCGCTTTTAACGTTAACGCAAGTTAAACGATAAAAAATGTTATTAGGTACATTCCCTAACGTTAGTATCGTTACTTTCGTTATCAGTTAGATGTCTCGTTTAGTGGCGCCGTTACGCTGTAGCTATTTAGGAGAATGAGACAAGGCGCGCCCGTTACCATTTAGAGCGCAAAAGCGTGTCTTATTTGGAAATCTCGTAACGATAAGTCGAGTCGTAATTTAATCGCTAAAAAGGGTTGTAAAAACAGGGGTTTTAGTTTACGTTTTCTACTTCTCGCCTTCTAATTTAAATAAGAAAAATATATATATATATATTGGGGAGGAGGAGAGGGAAAAAGGCGACCAAAACCCCTTTTTTACAACCATACCAATAATTAGGGATATTTTAAGGCTTTTCGGCGCCCGGAAGGTTTACCCAATGGAAGCACCGACCGATAGCGGAATTGCAGCAGGTTGATTAAAGCAGCAGAGCGGCGCGGGCGTTGTCAGTGAATCGGAGCGAAACACCGGAGCGGCGCGCCTGTCTCACAACCTTTTGGTAAGCGAACGCGAGGAATAACCCCATTGAGATCGCGCGCGTGTCGGTCGTCTTGCTATTTACTCAACATAATATCCGTTATGTTGAATACATCTTTAAATGCTTGCAGTACGCATAATTTTACCCACCTTTATCCCCGAGAGTTTGCCGCGCCGACCCCCACCCCCTGGGCCGGCCGCGTCGCGCCGCCTCTTACTGCTCCAAGAAATTTTTGGCACTCCCAAACCGTTACGACCTAGGAGGGGTGATTTAACACTCGCCTCCAAAAATTTTTCCACATTGTGAAAAACCGTTTTACAATTACGGCTAACAATATGAAATCCCAAGAGAAAATGAAGATCTACGTCGATATTGCCTACAACGACAAAGGGCGGCGAATCGGCAGCGGACATCCCCGCGCAAAGTTCACCGACGCCGATGTCGAGCACGTTCTTATGCTCCGAACCACGGGCATGACAACCCGCGAAATCGCAGACAAAATGGAAATGTCAGAAAGCACCGTGCGCTCCTACATCCGCGGAGTTCGCAGGAGTCAGCCTCCGATGTCTTGGAAAAGGAAGGAAATCGAATGCGGGAAGTAAAAACAAAAACCGGCGCCAGCGTCAAAGAATGGAAGCCGCCGACAACCCAAGAAAAAGCAGCGCAGAATGTCTGCCGCTCCAAGAAGCCCGACAAGTCGCTTCGCAATCGCGAGGGAAGAGTCGCGCTCCGCGAGATGGTAATGCCCGAGCTGGGATTGGTGCCGCGTGATATTCCGCCCGCAGAAGACGGGGACGTTTTATGCGAAGCTCGTATCCAACATCTTTGCGATTTTCTCTCCTCGGGAGGTGTGCTTCAGAAGTGGCTCGATGCGGCAGGCGTAACACGAGGTCAGTACACCTACAGAAAAAATCGTCAGGAAGGCCTCAAAATGCGCCTAGAAGAGGCGATGTACATAGGGTGCGATGCCCTAGCTGACCGAGCGCTGGAAATCGCTCACAAGCCGTTTATAACGGTTGACGAGGTTGTGACGACTTTGGCCGACGGAAGACAGGTCACCGTCACCAAGACCGCTGACAATGTGTTTGCCCGCAAGCTCGCCGTTCAAGCGACGATTGACATCTTGAAAAGAAGGGCGCCCGATCGTTACGGCGACGCCGTTAAAGTGGAAGTTGCAGACTCCCGCGCTCAGGCCATTATCGACGCTCGGCGCCGTCTGCGGGAGGCGAAAGAAAAGATCATTGAAGCTGAGGTTGTGGGTTAGATAAAATGTTCCGCATAAATATCGGCGGGAGCGTACGATCGCGATATTCCTACAACTTGTCCGATAACACGTTCAATCGCAGGGCTGAGTTCTTCGTATTGGTCAAACTTAAGACGAACGGTTCCGTCGGGGGCCGTAATCTTCTTACCGATGGTAACTTCACGGCTTTTGTTCGCTTTTAAAAACTCGGCGGCTATAAGCGTTCCGTCATCTAATGTTTTGTAGTTATCATCTTGTTTATAAATGTTAATGAAGGCAATATCTCCTACTTGAATGTCGGGGGCCATGAGGCTATGTCGAACTTTTACAGCGATAATATCCGAGCCGCTGAAGTTAAACGGGACAGGTATCCTTTTGACATTATCTTTGCTTTTAACCTCTTCGATTGTTTTTAGATTTTTAAGCTGCGTCGCGATTGCGGTCCTTTGGGACTCTTGGGGCTTTTTAAAAGCGCCTTTATCTTTCGGTTCTAGGTTTGTCCCATACACCATGTTCTCAACGGTAAGCCCCAGCGCGTTTGCTATTTTTTGAAGGTTATTCGGTTGGGGGTTAGCCGTTCGTCCGTTGATAATGTCTATAATCGCAGGATGGCTTATTCCCGTAAGTTTTGCAAGGCGATAGGCGGTAATCCTTCTTTCCTGCATGAGCTCCCTTAAATGCAGGCTGAACGGCGAAGACGCTTTCTCGACGGAAGCGAGCACGTCGTCATCCAGCAAAGAATTGGCTGGAACGTTAAGAAACTCAGCGATGCTTTTAACGGTTTCCATTTTTGGGTTCGTAGCCTTTCCGGTGACAAGATTGTGAATCGCTGGAAAGGTCATGCCCGTACCCCGAGCAAGTTCGCTTTGAGAAACACTACGAGCGATCATCACTCTTCCGAGGCGATCTTTAAAGCTATTTGTGCTAGGTAGCATATCGACTCCTTAAAGCTCAAGGTACTTGCGGGAAAATTCACGCGATATTCCGGCAACAAGTCCGAGGTACTTTTTGACAAGGAAAAAAGAAGTTCCGTCGGGGTCCGCGGCGTAACGCTTAATCCACGTTCTGCCGCGGGCGTCAGTTACCTTCTCACCGAGCAAAACGAAAGGCTTTTCTTTGTCGGCGATAATCGCGGCGATTAAGACTCCATCTGCAACGTCCGCGCCGTCTTCCCGCGGAGCGTCCGTTGGGTCGGGTTCGGAGTCTTCCTCAAAGACAAAGCGCTCAATGTATACAAGGTCCCCAGCGCAAATGGCCGGGGCGAGGGCGTTGTCACTTGCTTGGACACAAACGTAGGTGCCGGAAGGGAAAGTTTGGGGGAGAGGTACTTTCTTTTTAAAAAGCCCGAAGCAATTCTCTTGAGTACAAGGGTTGGCCCGAGCAAGTTCGCTGAGATCGATAAATTCTGCCGAAGGCAACTTGTCAGCTTTAGGTGCAGTCGTGGCATCTGATAGAAGCACGGTATCGTAGGATTCTTCGCAGTCTGTACTTTGGATTAGATTTTCGGGCGGGAGGCCAAGTGCGGTTGCGATTTTCTCAATATTTTGAGGACGAGGAGACTTTGTTTCTCCGTTGAGAATGCGCCAGATCGACATAGCACTCAAGTCCGCTTTCTTGGCTAGTTCATAAGGCGACATATTGCGCATTCTAAGGATACTGTTCAGTTTCTTGCCTAGGGAAATGGTGTGAAGTGAGGGCATAAACGTGAGCTTAAAAGTTAAAAACTATAAATAGGATGTCACTATTATAACTAGATTTAACATTTCAAGGACAATTTTAAAAAGATTTAAAACCTTTAACTCAATTTATACCGATTGTTAATTTAGTTAGGAATGATATATACTAAATAACGTTTCTAACGTTTAAAGATTTAGGCGCCATTATGTGTAAAGCGAGTCAAAGAGATATTGAATACCTGCGCTCTGTTGGATGTTCACTTAAGGACATTTCAGAGAAGGTCGGGGTTAGCATTCAGACTATCTTGAGATACTCTCAGGGTGTCGTTGAAAAGCCCCTCCCCGTTATAGAGCGCGAGATAAGAAACGTCGCCGTTTTTGAGGCGCAAAGAGTTAAGCGAATCACTGCCGAATACGAAGCCTCATTAGGAGAATAAATGAACTACTTTAAAGATCAGGGGCCGCTCTTACTCATAAACGGTTATCGAATCGTTAAGATCGCAGGAAGAGGAAAGAACCCGATAGAGAATGGCTGGACTAAGAAAGTCGTCACCAAAGAGGACTGCGAAAATGACAACGCCGCAGATCGTAGCGTTGGCATAATCTGCGGCGAAGACGTTATGTGCGTTGACGCGGATATCTACGAGCACGAACTCGCAGACAGGATAATGACGATTATCAAGGGCTTACATCCTGATAGCATTATACCGATACGTTACGGAGCACGCCCCAAGTTTGCAATGCTTTTTCGTAACGTTGATAACCTTTCGCCGACTCGTTCGCCACTGTACACGAAAGGCGAGGGGGACAATAAAGTTACCGCCTGCATTGAGTTCAGAGGTAAGAATCAGCAGTTTGTCGCCTACGGCATACATCCGGCCACGGGCAAAGAGTACGAATGGGAAAACGGCTCGCCCGAGTTTTTGCCGGTAGAAGACCTACCGCCTTTGACGAAGGATGATTTTGAAAAGATCATGCAGGAGATCGACGCAACTGCGCTATCTCTTGGCTACACCCCGCCGCACCCTTCAAACAACGCATTGGCTAAGGTCGACGAGAAACTGACACCCGAAGACATATGGATTCTTAACCACGGTAAGAAGCTAGGAAAAACAATTGCGCAGTACGAGCGTGATCTGTTTGATTCTGATTTAAATCCTGCCGACTATAAGGATTGGATTACAGCAGGGCAAGCAGGACACTTCGAGTTTGACGCTGACCCAATGGCCATGGAGGCCTGGGACAGATGGTCACGGCAGGCACACAACTACAAGGACCGCGAAGAGATAGAGGCTAAATGGAGATCGTTTAAGTCGGACAGAACGAATCTTGTAACTTACAGAACGCTCCTTGAGCACATTCCAAACGGAATGGAGAGGTCGGGGTATGTCATAAACGAAAAGACTTTAGCAATCGCTATTTCCGAGCACCTTAGAGGTACGCTGAAGTTTATTCCCGACGCCAATCGTTGGATGATTTACGAAAACGGTCATTGGGCAGATAAGCACGTTACGTTTGCGAATAAGCGAATAGCTTATGCAATGGATTATGTTCTCCATCTAAAGCGGGTCGAATACGCAGGTAATACGGCTCTCAAGAAGGTAGTTGACGGACTTATAAAAAAGTACGACACAAATCTCCCTTCCTTATTGGAAAAGGTCCGTGGATACCTTATGGCCATCAGCAATATGTGCGTTACAAGTGATATTTTTGACGCCGACCGCCGTTACTTCGGAGTGGGTAACGGTGACATTGATCTCACTACGGGAGAACTTTTAAAGGCAGACCCGGAACGCTACATCTCACGACACACAAACATTTGTTTTGTTCCCGGGGCTGATTGTCCCCGCTGGAAGCAAACGCTGAGAGAATGTCTTGATAACGACGACGAGATGGTTGACTATTTCCAAAAGGTTGTGGGGCAAGCTGCTCTCGGCCAAACGAATAAGAGACTCATTGTGTTTCTCTATGGCGTGGGCTGTAACGGTAAGTCAACGATTCTTGAGGGTATGCGGGCGACGTTCGGGGACTACCAGCGCACTGCGAGCGAAGACGTGTTCTTTGGCTCCGGCGGAGGTTCTACTCGTTCAGACTTGATCGACCTCAGAGGTGCGCGTCTTATCGAACTACCTGAGACCGAGCGCGGCGGCAGGTTCAATGCTACGCAAATGAAGCGAATTACAGGCGGCGACGAGATCAGCGTCCGTGCTCCTTACGCCGCTAAGCAGGAAAGATTCTCACTCGTCGGTATCCCATTTATCGCGACAAATTATTTCCCCGACATCAAGGAAATGGACAATGGAACATGGGGCCGCATTAGTCTGATCGAGTTCCCGAGGAACTTTGATGACCCTAACTTCGTGAAGGACGAACACTTGGGCGAGAAGCTCGCGCTTGAGTATGAGGGCATTCTCAATTGGGTGATCGAAGGTGCTTTAAAGGTTCAAAAGGAAGGCCTTAAGAAACCCGAAAAAATGAAAAGAGCAGTGGACAGACACCGTGAAGAGAATGATGTTCTCGGGCAGTTTGTCGAGGAAACGTTAGCTTTTACAGGAAACGAAAAAGATCACGTAGACGGTCGCGTCCTTAACGATCGTTGGTGCAGTTATGCGAGGGACAGCAAGAACAGGTTCGGACTTAACTCCCGAAGTAAGTTAATGTCGGAGATGGTACGAAGATACAGACTTGTTAGCGTCATGGTAAGGGGAGTCCCTCGCCTTAAAGGCGTCAAACTCAGAGAGGAAGTCATGGACAGCGGCGACGAAGACAGACACTTGAACCACCTTACATAAATCACAATAGCCTCGGAATTTAACCTCCGAGGCTTTTTCGTGTCTGACAAATACCTTGAACAAGAGATCGCGACTCGGCTTGCCGAGTTCTTTGACGACCCGCTCGGGTTCGTGATGTGGGCTTTCCCTTGGGGAGAACTCCCCGAGATGTCGGTCGTGCGACTGCCCGAGCCTTGGCGCTCTCAGTTTCACTGCGACTTCGGCCCCGACAAGTGGGTCTGCGAGTTGCTGGAAGACATCGGCCGTGGCGTGAGAGAACGCGGCTTTGACGGTGTGAACGCCGTCATGCCTCAGCGTATTGCTATCGCTTCCGGGCACGGTATCGGCAAGTCCTGCCTTACCGCGCTTCTTGTGACGTGGCTTATGGCGACGCGCCCGCACTGCAAGGGCATTGTTACCGCCGTGACCGCAAGCCAGCTCACCACCAAGACGTGGGCTGAAATCAACAAGTGGATGAAGCGCTCGGTCGTCTCCGATATGTTCGAGTACACGGCTGACTCCATCCGCGCAAAGGAAGCGCCCGAGACGTGGCGAGTGGACGCCGTAACTTGCAAAGAGGAAAACTCCGAGTCTTTCGCAGGTCAGCACGCCGCCTCTTCCTCACCGTTCTACATCTTCGACGAAGCCTCGGGTATCTCGGAAAAAATCTTCGAGGTGGCCGAAGGCGGCTTAACCGACGGCGAGCCTTTCATGTTCATGTTCGGCAACCCCACACGAGCCTCGGGTACGTTCTATGCGGCGTTTAACGACCGCAAGAAAAGTGCGACGTGGGACACGCGCCACGTGGACTCACGCGACGTGGCAATCACCAACAAGCGGCAGATTGAAGCATGGAAAGAAGAGTACGGCGAGGACTCCGACTTCTTCCGAGTCCGTGTCAGAGGCGAGTTCCCCAACCAAGCAAGTAATCAGTTCATACCGTCCTTCTCGGTTGAAGAAGCTATGAAGCGTGCGCCTACCGATCACCCGACGGTAGCCACAATCGGCGTGGACGTGGCGCGATACGGTGATGACGACTCCGTAATTTTTTTCCGGTTCGGCAAAAACGCCAAACTGCCCTACCGAGTTTTCCACGGACTCTCTGTTGTGGCGCTTGCCCACGAGATCAAAAAGGCAATCGGCTACTGCTACGAGCTCGGATTTAGGCAGGTCTATTGCTTCGTGGACGAGACAGGTGTCGGTGCAGGCGTCGTGGACATCCTCTTGGACGCAGGCTACAAGGAAGTCTATGGCATTAACTTCTCAATGGCTGCCGACGACTCCGATCAATTCGACCGCAAGAGAGACGAGATATGGGGCCGCGCCCGAGAGTGGCTCAAGAAAGGCTGTCTCGTTGAGGACGAGGACTTAAAGCACGACCTTGTGGCGCCGGAGTATGAAATCCGTCCGTCGGGCGCAATCAAGCTCGAAAGCAAGGAGAGCATGAAAAAGCGCGGTCTTAGTTCTCCTGACATCGCCGACGCCTTTTGCCTTACCTTTTCAATGCTGATCGCAGAATATTCGCCCGAAGATTACCAGCGCGCCAACCAACAAGTGGCACAGGCTCGTATGGATTACAACCCCCTCGATTTCCGCTTCTGATACTTGACGAGCTTCCGGCGCCCGATACTACGGCAAAACAACGGAGAACTTTATGCACGTGAAGGTATTGAGCACGCAGGAGGTTATGTCGTACCCGGGCTTTGACGAACTCATTGAGGAGTACTCAAGGGCCTTCGACAACTCTCAGACAGGCCCCGTCAAAGTGGATTGGAAAGCCTACGAGGACTTCGGAGACAGCCTCAAGACCGCGGTCGTGATCGCCGAAGGAAAGATCGTCGGCATTGCCGCTGTCTTGATTCAGCACTCCCGCCACTACGATATGCCCGTGGTCACCATCGAAGCACTCTACCTTCGCCGCGCCTATCGCAAAGGTACGGCAGGTCTGCGTCTGCTTTGGGCCGCCTCTGACATCGCCCGTGACTCGGGCGCAAAGGGCTTGGCGTTATGTGCGCCGCCCGAGAGCGAACTTGAGAGGCTCTGTATCGCCAAGGGCTACGCAGACCTGCGCCACGTCTATTGGGTGCCCGTATGAACGAGTTGTCTTTACCGACATCAACGGAAGCCGCGATACGCCGTGTTGAGGAATTGGGCGAAGCGCTTAAACAGAATTTCCCCGAGTACGTCTTCCCCGTCGAGCATTCTCTGCACGGCGGGATGTACGCCCGCACTATCCGAATGCCTGCGGGCACAGCCGCCGTCGGAACGCTTATTCGCGTGCCCACGCTTCTCATTGTCAGCGGGCACGTGCGCATTAACTCGGGAGATCGCGTCTACGAACTTCAGGGCTACCACGTCTTAGAGGGCGAGATCAACCGCAAGCAAATGGCTTGGGCCTTAGAGGACACCGAGATCACCATGATCTTTGCCACGAGCGCCGAGACAGTAGACGAGGCCGAGCGCGAGTTCACCGTCGAATTTGAACAGTTACAAAACCGAAAGAAGGAGATTTCAGCATGAGCGGAGTCGCAGTCGGGGCGGCGGTCGTCAGTACCGCGGCCTCCATTTACAACAGTAACCGTCAGGCCAAAGCCACACGCTCGGCCGCACAAGCGCAGGTCGATCAGTCCAACAAACAGTTGGCTCAGCAGAAAGAGCAGTACAACCGCGCAAATCAGAAGCAGGCCGACATCGGTTCTTTGCTTGAAGCCAACACAGGCTCTGACCTCGGCACCACTATGTTGTCGGGTGCTCAGGGCATTGACCAAAACCAGCTCCAACTTCAGAAAGGGGGCACCCTTCTCGGAGGCTAAGACATGGAACTTAGAGAAAAAGTCCAAAGCCGCTGGGACGCTTTGAAAGAAGAACGCTCTTCGTGGATGTCACATTGGAAGGACATCAGCGAGGTGCTTCTGCCGAGAGCAGGGCGCTTTCTGCCTACCGAGAACAACCGCGGGGGCCGAGCCGCATTCCGCAAGATTCTCGACAGTACGGGCACCCGGGCCTTGAGAACCTTATCGGGCGGCATGATGTCGGGCATGACGAGCCCCGCCCGCCCGTGGTTCCGTCTCACGACGTTCAACCCCGAACTTGACGAGAGCTACGAGGTCAAGGTATGGATGTCGCAGGTCACCTCTCTCATGCAGATGGTCTTCTACAAGTCCAACACCTACCGTGCGCTTCAAATGGCCTACGAGGAGTTGGGCGCATTCGGCACGTCTGCAACGCTGATCTACGACGACTTCGACCGCGTGATTCACTGCCACCCGCTGACCATCGGAGAGTTCGCTATCGCGACCGACTCCCGCGGCAGAGTCAACACCGTGTACCGAGAGTTCCGCATGACGGTCGCTATGCTCGTGCAGGAGTTCGGTCTTGAGAACGTGAGCCGCACGGTCAAAGACCTGTACGACCGCGGACAGATGGACGAGTGGGTTGAAGTCATCAACGCGATTGAACCTCGCACGGAGCGCGACCCGAGGAAAACTGACGCAAAGAATATGCCGTATCTCTCGGTCTACTTCGAGAAGAGCGGCGACAAGGGCAAGGTGCTTCGCGAAACAGGCTTTACCGAGTTTCCCGCTATGTGCGCCCGTTGGTCTGTTACGGGAGGCGACATCTACGGAACAAGCCCCGGCATGGAAGCTCTAGGCGACCTCTGCCAGCTACAGCAAATGCAGTTCCGCAAGTCGCAGGCGATTGACTATAAAGTCCATCCGCCCGTCTTAATCCCGAGCGAAATGAAGAACATGGGTACGCAGTTCTTGCCCGGCGGCGTTATTCCGTACTCCAACGCACAGCAGGCTCAGCAAATTCGCTCGGCCTACATGGTCGATCTCGACTTGAACTCTCTCCTAGTCGATATTCAGGACGTACGCCAGCGCATTAACGAAGCCTTCTACCGCGACATCTTCATGCTGATGGTCAACTCCACCGACAAGACCATGACGGCTACCGAAGTCACCGAGCGGCACGAGGAGAAGATGTTGCTGATGGGCCCCGTGCTCGAACGTCTGAACGCGGAAATGCTCGACCCCTTAATCAACATCGTATTCAACAAGCTTGTGCAGGCAGACCTTCTGCCGCCGCTTCCTGAAGACCTTCAGGGCCAGCAGTTAAACGTCGAGTTTATTTCCATCCTCGCGCAGGCTCAGAAAGCGATTAGCACCAACTCCGTGGACCGTATGTTCTCGGTGCTCGGTAATCTCGCAGGAATGCGTCCCGACATCGTGGATAACGTCGATCTTGACTTTTGGCCGCAGTGGTACGCCGACGCTTTGGGTGTTGACCCGCGCTTCATTGTCTCGGGCAAGAAGGTCGCTGTCATCCGTGAGCAGAGAGCGCAGGCCGAACAACAGGCCGCGGCTATGGAACAGCTCCAAGGCGCAACTCAGGCCGCCAAGAACATGGGTATGAGTATGCAGGGTCAAAGCCCCGAGCAGATCATGCAGGCGTTCACAGGCTACTAACTGATACTTGAAGAGAATCTGATGGTTGACAATGCAGAAAAGTTCGATTGGGACGCACGGGAGATCGAGCGAGAAGAGCTTGAACGCGAGACGGAAGACCGCTTGCGCGAGAGAAGAAACGACCTCGAAACCGTGCTGTCAACCGAGCAGGGGCGACGCTTCGTTTGGTCCTTGATGAGCGAAAGCGGCGTCTTCTGTTCGACCTACAACCCGAAAGCCGCGGATGTCGCGCTTGACATGGCTTTCGCAGAAGGACGCAAGCAGTTGGGCTATCGGCTTCTTGAAGAGATTCAGGTGCTTTGCCCGCAGCAGTTTTTGTTAATGCAACAGGAGATGATTAAAAAATGGCAGAAGGCTTAGAAGGTTCCGCAGGCACAGCTCCCGCAGGAGCAACGACAGAAGGCTTAGAAGGTTCCGCAGGCACAGCTCCCGCAGGAGCAACGACAGAAGCCCAAGGCCTGCCTAACCCGTTGGGCGACGCGGCAGGCGGACTTCCCGACCCGTTAGGGCAGACTCCCGCACCGCAGGACAACAAGCCCGCAAGCGAAGCGCCCGAGCACTACGCCGAGTTCGACATGGGCGACTACGGCAAGCTCTCGGAAGAGTCCGCTAAGGACTTCGGAGCCGCCGCTCGTGAATTGGGTCTGTCGCAGGAGAAAGCGCAGAAGCTCGTCAGTTCCATGACACCTGCCGTTGCCGCACATCTTCAGCAGAAACTTGCAGGGTATGCCAATGAATGGATTGCTTCGGCCAAGGCCGACACCGAGATCGGAGGCGCCAACTTCGACCGCAACCTCGGAGTAGCCAAGCTCGCCTACGACAAGTACGCCACGCCTGAGCTGAAGAAGGTTCTTGCCGTCTCGGGCCTCGGGTGCAACCCCGAAGTCCTTCGTCTCTTCTATCGCGTCGGCAAAACGCTTCAGCAAGACCAAGGAGTCGGCGCAGGCAACGGCCCGCAGGCACAGCCCTTCGTCCGCTATCCCAATACCCCGAACATGAAGTAATCAAGAAGGAGAGAAAATGTCCACTAACGCAAAATACAATCCGACGCTTGCTGATATCGCGTCCCGCATGGGCCCCGATAAGCGCGTCGATACTGACATCATCGAAGCCCTTAACGAAACAAGCGAGCTTCGCAACTACATGACAACGCTGGAAGCCAATGGTGTCACCGAGCACGTGACTACCGTTCGCACAGGCCTTCCGACCGTCGCTTGGAAAAAATTGAATTGGGGCGTTCAGCCGTCCAAATCCACAACCAAGCAGGTCAAAGATTCTCTCGGCCGCATTGAGGCTTGGGCTGAAGTTGATACTCAGCTTCTTGAGATCAACGGCTGGGATAAAGACTTCCGCTTCACTGAAGAGCTTGCTTTCGTTGAAGCTATGAATCAGAAAGTTGATCGCGCTATTTTCTACGGCGACAACAAGAAAGACCCCGAAGCCATTCTCGGTCTGACCGCTCGTTACGCCACAGGTAAGATAGCCGCGGCTGACAACGCCGTTAATGTTATCAACGGCAAGGGCACCATTGCTACCGGCAAAGCCTCCGACCTCACTTCCATTTGGGTCCTGTGCTGCTCTCCGCGCACGCTTTTCATGACTTATCCGAAGGGTTCTTCCGCAGGTCTGAAGACAGAAGACAAAGGCGTGGTTACCACTGAAGACGCAAACGGCGGCAAGTTCGACGTTACCCGCACTAAATTCTCTTGGGACGTGGGTCTTGTGCTTCGCGATTGGCGCTATGTCGTCCGCATTGCCAATATCTCCAAGGCCGCTCTGAAAGCCGACGCTTCCGAGACAGGCGCCGTTGACCTTGACGATCTGCTCTCCGACGCGATTAATCGTATGCCGTCTCTCACAAACGGCGGCCGTTTCGTGATCTGCTGTAACCGCACCGTTAAGAACTGCCTTAAGAAACAGTTCAAACACGCTAAGAACGTCCGCTACGGTATCTCTGAAGTCGCAGGCCAAGACGTTGACAAGTACGACGGTATTCCTATCGCTATCTGCGACGCACTGGAATTTGGCGAAGCCAAGGTCCCGTTTGACGCCGCCTAATTAGGAGAAAAGAATGATTGTTGACAAACTTAACGAACTCTCCGACGGCCAAGTAGTCACCGCGGCCGCCGCTTCCACAAACACCTATGACTTCGGTCAGACCTCTCCGACCCCGGGTTCCAACGGCGTACTGCACGTAGTGACCACTGTCGAAGCAGGCTCTACGGGTCTTATTCAGGTAAAGATTCAGGAGTGCGACACTGAAAACGGCACGTACACGGACCTTCTCACGGGTCCGAACGTTGTCATTCCTGACGAAGGCTTAATCCTTGATATGCCCGTCCCGGCTGTCACAAAGCGTTTCCTGCGCGCCTACTACACTCCGACCAAAGGTTCGGGTTCCGACGCGCCCGCCGCTAAAGCAACTCTGTCTACCATCATCACATGGGGTGTGGAACAGCAGAGCGGCTGGAAAGGTTCCAACGCTTATATGGAAACTAAATAATCGGGTCAGTTGCATTTGAGTCACTCCAACTGAGATTTTTGGGCGCCAAGTGCGCCCGTTTTTTTAGGAGCATTTCATGGCAAGTGAAGTTCAAATCTGCAACCTCGCTCTGTCTCGTATCGGCGAGGACGGCTCGATCATTTCGCTTGACCCGCCCGAGGGAAGCGAGCACGCGGCGGCTTGCGCGGCGTTTTATCAGTGCGCTTTAGGTTCTCTTCTTGAGTCGCATGATTGGAGCTTCGCGACGGTCAGAATGGCGCCGGGCAAACTTGCGACCGAGGATACCCACGGATGGGCCGCGGCCTACGTCCTGCCGCCCGAGTGCGCTCGGGTGATCTCGGTGCAGAGTCTTAACGACACATCGCATTACTACGCGCCCGAGAACGAGCACTACGAGATTGAATCCATCGGCGGACAGCGCGTGCTCTATACCGACTGCGAACTGCCGATTGTGCGATACATAACCGCCACGCCGAACCCGGGGTCTTTTACCTCTTTGTTTATCGACGCATTGGCGTGGCGGTTGGCTTCCGACTTGGCAGGTCGCATTATCAAGAGCAAAGAGGGCATTACGGTCGTGAACGCCTGTATGCGTAACTATCAGATCGCATTGGGCGAAGCCACGCGCAAAGACACCAAGGAAAAGAATCAGCCCGCTGAGCACGTGCCCGACTGGATTAAGGCTCGGGGAGGTTTCAATGGCTATTAAAAGTGTGCAGGTATCCTTTGCGGGCGGTGTAGTTTCTCCCGCTATGTTCGGTCGCGTGGACGATCAGAAGTACAAGACGGGTCTAGCCAAGTGCGAGAACTTCGTCTGCTCTCCGCAGGGCGCGGTCTTCAACCGCCCCGGCTTTGAGTTCGTGCGGGCGACAAAGTACGCGGATAAGAAAACACGCCTTATCCCGTTTAAGTTTTCCTCCGACCAAACTATGGTTATCGAGTTCGGGGATAAGTACGCCCGCTTTCATACGAACGGCGCGACCCTGATGTCGGGTTCTTCTCCCTACGAGATCACGACGCCGTATGAGGCAGACGACCTCGCAGAGATCAAATACACGCAGTCAGCCGACGTTTTGACGCTCGTCCATACGAAGTATCCTCCGAAGGAATTAAAGCGCTACAGCGCCTATGATTGGCGCCTAGAGACGATTGATTTTGCGCTCGGTATCTCGCCGCCCACGATCAGCGGCGTGACGTACTACCCCAATGGAAACACGAGCGAGAACCGCTTCAATGTACGCTACGTCGTTACGGCTTTAAAGGAAACCGACGAGGGGACGATTGAGTCGGGCGCAAGCACGGCCTTTACCGTCTCCTGCAACCTCTACCACAACGAGAGCAACAATGTCATCCAATGGGGTGCGGTAACGGGCGCCGTCCGATACCGTGTCTACAAGTCCTTGTCGGGCGTCTACGGCTATATCGGAGAAACCAACGCGCTTACCTTCACGGACGACAATATCGCGGCCGACGAGTCCATCACGCCTCCCCGCTATGACACGATCTTTCAATCGGCAGGCTCCATTCAATCCGCGACGATCACCAACGCGGGCACGGGCTACGTGGGGCCGAACGGCGAGATCACGAGCGTGACGCTGGATTCTTACGAAATTTGGCGTACTACAGTTAAGTATCGAGCACCCTACTACACGCCCGAAGGCGCGGGCAACTTCGCCTCCGCATGGTCTGCGCAGGTCTATGTGGTAGACGACGAGGGCACGGGGCACGGCGCCGTGGTGCAACCCATCATGTGTACGGGGCCGGGCGGCTACGAGCGCTTGAGCGACCCCTACGACGGCGGAAGCGGCGAGGACTACTACATCGGCTGGAAGATGTACTCGAAGTCTTTCTGCTACGTGTACTACATTCCCGTCAAGGGTCTGAAGCTAATCAGCGGCGGCACGGGCTACAAGAAGCCTCGCATTGTCATTGAGATTACAGGCGTCCCCGTGATGGAGGAAACAAGTTCGGCTCGCGTGGATGTTCCGGGCAAGGTGACTTGCGTCAAATACTCAGGCGAGTTTCGTGCACGGGCCTATGCCAATGGCTTCACCAACCGAGGCATTATCGTCACTGACCCGACGGGCCGCGGCGCCGTTCTGACGCCTGAGTTTGCCAACGGGAAGCTGACCCGAGTCAATATCCTTGACGGCGGGCAGGGCTACACCAACCCGACGGCGACCGTCTATGCAGATTATGGCTCGGGCGCTACCGTGAGCCTGTCGCTCGGGGCAATCGGCGACTATCCCGGATGTGTGACGTACTACGAGCAAAGACGCTTTTTCGGAGGCACCCGCGTCCGCCCGCAGATGTTGTGGGGGACTCGACCGGGAACAGAATCGGATATGAGCTACACCATTCCGACGCAGGACGACAATCGCATTAAGTTCCGTATCGCCGCTCAGCAAGCCTCCCGTGTACAACACTTGGTTCCGATCTCTCAGCTTCTTGCACTGACCGAGACCGCAGAGTTCCGCATTACGTCGGTGAACTCCGACGCTTTAACGCCGAACTCAATCTCGGTTAAGCCGCAGAGCTACATCGGGGCTTCTCCTGTCCAGCCCGTGATTATCAACAACACGGCGGTCTATGCCGCTTCCCGCGGCGGACATCTGAGGGAGCTTGGATACAATTGGCAGGCTAACGGTTTTATCACGAGTGACCTTTCCATCCGCGCCCCGCACCTCTTTGAACTCGGCAAGCGCGTCGTGGACTTAAGCGTGACGGCGGCTCCCGAGCAGATCATTTGGGGCGCTACCAACAAAGGAGAGCTCTATGGTCTTACCTACTTGCCCGAGCAGAACGTCGGCGCTTGGCACGTGCATTCCACGAAGGACGGCACGTTTGAGTCCTGCGCCGTTGTGACCGAGGGCGAGGAAGACCGACTGTACGTGATCGTGCGGCGGCTCGTGAACGGAGCCTACGTGCGGTACGTCGAGCGCATGGGCACCATGTCTGCCGCCACATTAGAAGAGTCTTTCTTCGTGGATTCAGGATTGACCTACCGAGGCGTGCCCGTCTCGACGCTTCAAGGCTTAAATCACCTTGAAGGCTGTACCGTGGCAGTGCTCGGAGACGGCGCAGTCTTGCCGCCGCAGAAGGTCAAAAACGGGAAGATTACCTTACCGGAAGAGCACTCGGTCATTCACGTGGGACTGCCGATCACCGCAGAACTTCAGACCTTGCCTATTGCAATCGCGCTCAACGACGGGTCTTACGGTCGAGGTCACACGGCCAACATCAACAAAGCATGGTTGCAGGTCTATCGTTCGAGCGGTATTTGGGTCGGCCCGTCGTTTGAAGAGTTGACTGAGAACAAGCAGAGAACGGACGAGCCCTATGGCGCTCCGCCCAACGCCGTCACGGGTACGGTTGCCGTGCTGACGACACCCTCTTGGAAAGACGAGGGCAAGGTCTGCGTAAGGCAGGCCGACCCTCTGCCGCTGAAGATCACGGGCTTAACAGTAGACCTTGCGGGCTGACACTTGAAGGCAATTTGAAGCGTTACCTTATCCCCACAACCACGTGGGGATTTTCATGTCTTCTTACTACAGTTATCAAACCAACACGCCGCGAATGTTCACGCCCGCAGAGCAGGAGCAGTTTGAGCTTGCGAGGATGTCGGGGCCTCTTACACCTGCTCAGCAGGAGGCATTCGCTGACTACGGCTACGAGCCGAGAGCCGCTCAGGGCGCGGGAGCAGGCGCCAAGACAGAGACCGATTGGGGCAACACCTTCGGTCTTGTGGGCTTAGGGCTGACAGTGGGTCAGGCTCTAGGCAGTGCTTACAGCGCATGGGCGTCCTCCAAGACGCAGGCCGCAGTGCAGAAAGCGCAGAGCAAGATCGCCGCCAACAACGCCGAATCTATGCAGATGGGCGTTGAAATGAGTCGACGCCAAGGCGAAGCCATTATCGGAAAGCTAACCCGCAAGGCGGGGCAGACGAAGGCCACGCAGAGAACGAGAGCCGCCGCCAACGGCATTGGGCTCGGCACGGGCAACATCGCCGAGATTATGGCAACGACCGATCTTTTGAAAGGCGAAGACATGAAGACCGCTGAGCTTAACGCTATCGCGCAGTCTTGGGGCTATGCCGCCAAGGGCGCGTCGCTTACAGGTCAGTCCAATGCCTTAGGCATTCTCGGGTCGGCCAACAGCGACGTTGCGCTCGGCAATGCTTTTGCCGCAGGACTTGAGGGCGCAGGCCGCGTCGCAAGTTATTGGCAGTCCTTTAAAGCAGGTGTAGGAGTAAGACGATAATGGCAGGTTTAATTCCGAATCAGACACAAGACTTAATCCCGACCGTCAATGTCGGCACGACTGACTTCATGGACCCGACGGGCCGCGTGCGGGTCAAGCAGCCGAACTACGAGCCTATGGCCCGCGCCGCTTTGTACTTCCAGCAAAAGCAGAACGAAGCCAAGATCGAGCGGGCCCGCGGCGACTTGGAGCGCTACATCACCGAGAGCACCTACGGTGTTCCGGGAGAAGACGGCAAGCCCCAAGGCGGATGGAGACAGCTCTTGGGCGAGAAAGCTTGCATGCCTGATGATGACGGCAAGGGGCTTGCTCAGCGCGTGGACGAGGGATTGGAAGCCGCTAAGCGCCAATACACACAGGGCTTCACACCTGAAATGCTCAAGCAGTTTGAAGACCGCTATTACATCAACCGCCGCAATCAGGTCTACAACTCCGCAAGCGCTTTTGTTCTCGAACAAAACAACGCTTGGAAAAAGTCTTCCGCCGAGGGCAATATCGCAATCGGCGTCAACGGAATGATTAAAAGTATCAATGACCCCGCGTCATTTGAAGCGAATCAGAAACTTGCCGACAGCAACGCCTACTTCTACGCCCGAGAGTTCTTAGGGCTGGATGAAGCGGCGGCTCAAGTTTATGCCCGAGAGCAGGTTTCCAAAGGCGTGGCAGGCGCCGTTACCAATATTCTTGCCGACCTTCAGAACGACCCGCGAGGTATCGTTGACGCACAGCGTCTTTTGAAAGAGCACGGCGACCTGATGACGGCTTCCGATCTTGTGCGCACGCGCAATCTTGTCGATCAGGAAGCCAACAAGATCAGTGATACCAACATGGTGGACGGCGTGGCAAGAAGCCTTACACGCGATATTCAAATCTTCGGCCACAACGGTATGCCGCCGTATAAGCTCGGCACTGCCGAGCACGGCTTCGGCATTTGTATCGGAATGGAGAGCGGCGGACATCAGCTCGATACTAAGACGGGTCAGGTGCTCGTCGGGCATTACCGTGACGGCTCGGTGCCCAAAGATCAGAGCAAATGGTCTTACGGTGCGGCGCAAATGCAGATCGGCACTGCCCAAGAAACCGCTAAGCGAAACGGCGTTGTGTGGGATAAAGAGAAGTTTCTGACGGACAGAGACTACAACATCGAGCTTGGCCTTCTCCATTACAACTATCTTGTGCGTCAGTTCGGCGGTCAGCTTGAGTTGGCAACAGCCGCTTATCACGCAGGAGAGGGCGCAGTTAAAAACGCATTGACTCAAGCCGCCAAGAAGGGTGGGTCTTATCTCGACTACCTCGGCCCGCACAGCCGCGACTACGTGACGAAGTTTCGCGAAAGATATAACTCCGCGATTATGAAATCAGGTAGCGGCGGCTCGATCTTTGATCCCGCAAGTTTCCAAAAGTACGGTGAGTACGCTTCCCTCAAGCAGGTCGAAGACAAAGTGCTTGAGCTTGATAAGAAAGCAACTTTTGACATCGCGCACCGCAACAGCATTACCGACAGAGCCTATGCGCGGTTGGAAAAGCAAAGGCAGTCGGATATGCGGGAGCGAGAGAACGGAGGCGCGGCGATTCTCAATTGGTGCTTCGAGAACGGCTTTGACATTGACAACGTGCCCGTAGAGCTTAAGAACCGTGTGACCCCGAGCGACTTTGCCGAGATCGCGGCTAAGGCTAAGGCCTTCCGAGGCGGCGACGAATCAGGAGACCGCAATCTCTACATCAAGTACATGACCAACGATAAGGCCTTGTTGGAACTCAGCGACGCGGGCTACACGTTGGTGCGCGCCGCCGTGCCCGGAAATGTTCGTCAAGCGCTTGACGATCAGAGAGCGCGTCTTAAAGAGAAGGACGCAATGGCGCACCAACAGCAGGCGCTCGACGTTCGCGACGCTCAGGTCGGTAAGTTCAAGCCCGAGTACGAGCTGAGTATGGAGCGCATGACTCAATCGCTCAAAGAAGTGTTCGGCGCTAACGAATGGAAAGACTTAGACGAGAACAAGCGTATGGACATGATCGGAATGCTTCGCGGTTTCGTTGCCGAGCAACTGCAAGTCCTCGCCAAGCAAGGCAAAGATATCGGTGCCAATACGCTTAACGACCTGACTAAACAGTTCTTGAGTCACGAGTACGACACGAACAACATCATCAAGCCTGACTCTAAAAAGAACTTTACTCAGCTCAGTGCCAAGGACGCCAACACAACCAAGCGCGGCAATCTCTACGCCATTGGCAAACAACTCGCCACGTTAAAGCGCGAACGCCTCGGCCTGCCGAATACCGCCCCTTCTCAAGGCGAGATTTATGAGGCGCTTGTCAACCTCGATACCCGTCAATACACGAACCTGCAAGGGTTCTCCTTTGACGGCTTCTCCAAGCCCCGCATGGACTACGTGAGAAAGACTTTTAAGTGGCTCTATCACCGAGAGCCCGACGATCTCGAAGCGCTCAAGTGGTACACGCGCTCTCTTTGGAAGAAGGAAAAGATGGACGGCGAAGCGGCAGAAGCCGCGCCGACGCCTCTTAACAATACCTTTGACGGCTTCGGAAACGATTAAGGAAAAGTTATGTCTTTTGAAGACGATATGAAAAAAGCCGCGGTGCAGTCTGCCGCGCTCTCCTACACCGACGCTCTTAAGCAAGACATCGTGCCCGAGCAGGCGGCTAAGAACTTTGCCGTGGCTCGGCAGTTCGGCATTACGCCGACTGAGGCCGCACAGATGACGCCCAAGGAAGTGTCCATCCGCCAAGCGCAGGACATCGACTACGCCGCAATGCAGGCGACCACGCCTGTCTATCTCCAAAGGATTGTTGCCGACCCCGAGAAGGCTCAGCTCGTGAAGGACGACGTGGCAAGCGCGGGACTCTTGGAGCAGGCAATCTTCAAGATTACGGGCAATCCGTATGATGATGAGCGTTGGTTCAAGGACAGCCGAAACGCTATCGCACGAGGTTCCTTCGGGCTTTTCAACACCATGCCGGGGCTGGGCAACATTGGTAAACTCGACGACGCCGCGGCCCGCTTGGAGCGGCTCGATCAGATGACCGCCGATCTTCGTGAAGGCAAGGCACCGACCGAAGTCTTCGGCATTAAAGACGAGAACATCGCCAACATCGCTATGCAGTTCTTTACGCAGAACATCAAAGGAATGCGGGAAGAATTGCAGAAACAGCAGACGCAGTACGCGACGCAGACGGCGACCGCCAACCGCATGGGAGCGCTCTTTCCAGAGTCCGAAGCCAAGCAGGAGTTCGCACAGCAGACAGAACTCGGGGACTCGGCAAGCTACATCCTGACGCACCCGGGAATTATTCCTGAGTTGTTTTGGGAGTCTGCGATTCAGTATGCGCCTGCCATGCCCGCTATTGGTTTGGCCTCTGCGTTAGCAGGCCCCGCGGGTGCCGCCGCAGTCACGGGCGCTTTCTCTTACGGCCTAGACAGAAACTCTACTCTGATGGGTAAGATCAACGAGGAGGGCAAGGGTGGGCTGTCCGCCGAGGACATTCAAGGCGCAATCTCCGACCCCGCTAAGCTCGCAGAGTTTAGAGAGAAAGCGGCGCTCCACGCGGGCCCCGTCGCACTGCTTGACGCCGCCTCTGCGGGTCTTGCTTCCAAGACGCTACTGCCGAAGGCGCTTCACGCCAAACTCTCCGCTCCGTCGCGCATTATGGCCGAGTCTCTTGTCCAAGCGCCGATTCAAGGCGCGCTCGGCGGCACGGGTGAAGCCTTAGGTCAGATCGCCTCGGAGGGCCGCATTACCTCATGGTCTGATGTCTTAGCTGAAATGGTGGGCGAATTTACCACCGCGCCGCAGGAGATCGCGACCGCAGGCCACCGTGCCTATCTGACGCATCAAGTGGAGAAAGCAAAGGCCGAAGTACGCACTCAGAATTTCAAAGACCTCGGACAGCTTGCCCGAGAGAACGTCTTAGCAGAACGCGCCCCTGATGTCGCCGAGAGCTACTTCCAAGAAGTGGGAGAAGCCGTGGGCCACAGCGAGGTCTATATCGACGCGCAGGCCGTCCAAGACGCAGGGCTTGCGGAAGGCTTAATGCAGGTCTCACCGACCGCCGCCGCGCAGTTCCGAGAAGCACTGCAATCGGGCGGCGAGATCGCTATTCCCGTGGGCGAGTATCTGAACCGCGTGGCAAGATCGGAGATCAACGACGAGCTTGCGCCTCTCTTGCACTTAGCCGACGAGCCGTCACTCCATCAGATGGAGGGAGAGGAGCAGACATCCGAACAAACGCCTCAGGAAGGCGCAGAGACAACGCAGGAGGACAACCCTGTAGGTGACATCGCCGACGCAGTTTCTCAAGCCATAGACAGCGTGGCAGGTGCCTTAGTGGGACAGCAACCCGCTGAGCAAAATGAACAATTAGCTAGGCAAAATACACAAAGCGCCGAGCAAAATGTGCAAGCCGCCGAGCCAATTGCAAATCGCTTGGAGCGTGCGCGCCCCAAAGAAACGTCGAGTGAAATCAAGGCGCTCACTAAGGAGATCGCCTCCGTCTTCGAGAAGTCGGGCGCGCCGCAGACAGAGCAGGCCGCCATGACGGGACTCTGCCTGTCTTTGGCAATGACCGCCGCGCAAGACCTCGGCATGACACCGACGGAGTTTTGGAGAGCGCACGGCCTGAAGCTGGCGGCGAATCCCGCTCAGGCCAACGCCGCAGGCATTAAGCAGGCAGACGGCTCCAAGGGCGAGTTCTTCCCCGGACAGAACATCATCGTCCGCTGGGCTTCCGCTGACCCGAGCACGCTAGTACACGAGTCAGGCCATTGGTTCCTGCACAACCGTATCGCAATCGCCGAAGACTTGGAGAACAAGGCTAAGACTCAAGCATTAACCGAGGGCGAGAAGCATTACCTTGGCGCGACCAAGGCCGCGCTCAAATGGCTGGGCATTGATTCTTTTGCGCAGTGGGACGCCATGACGCTTGAGCAACAGCGCCCCTTGCACGAGAAGTTTGCCCGCACATACGAGGCATATCTTATGGACGGACGCGCACCGACCCGAGGCTTGCGTGCGCTCTTCCGTCAGTTCTCAAACTTCCTGAAAAAAGTCTATTACGTCCTCTCGGGTATCCCCGGCGCCGAACTCAACCCGCAGACCAAGGAGCTTTTCGACAATCTCTTTATCGCCCAAGAGCAAGTGACGGAAGCCAAAATGCGCCGTCAGATGTTTGACCTGATGGAGCAGTTCGCGGGCTTAGTGGAGCCGGGTGCGCTCCAAGACTACGAGGACACTTTGCAGGAGCGCGACGCGCAGGCCTATGAGTACCTCGTTGCCGCTTTGGTAAAGAATATGCACCGCCAAGGCCGCCTACAGCTTAAAGCCGAAAAGAAGCTGACAAAGAACGCCGACGAAGCACGCAAGCAGTTCGCCCAAGAGGAGAGAGCTAAGTTCGATCGGACCCGCGTGGGTCAGCTGATGACATTCCTAAGGGCTGGAGAAGAGCAGGCCGACGGCACGAAGTACCGCCCGAAACTTACCAAGAGCGAACTCTCTAAGCTCGGTTTCACCGACGAAGAGATCGAGACCTTGAAGAAGGCCAAGCTCCTTTACGTTCACACCAAGGGCACAAGCCAAGTGAGCGCCCAAGACCTCGCCAAGGACAGGGGCTACACAAGCGCCGACGAGATGGTCAAAGACCTGCTCGCTAATGCCGACATCGACGCCATTGTGGACGCACGAGTGCAACAGCGTATGGACACGGAGCGAAGCGAGATCGCAACACCCGAGGCCATTAAGAAACTTGCCGACGAAGCAGTGTCTCAGGACGCAGGCGCCCGTGTGGTAGCCATTGAGATCAACGCCTTAGAACGCACGCAGAATAGAACCGTGGACGCTTCCTTCTTTGCAGACGTGGCAAAAGAGGCTCTGCTTCGCAAGAGCTCGAAAGAGATTCATGCAGAGAACTACCGCAATCAGGCCGCCGCTAAAGCTCGTCAAGCGCTCGCGGCTTTAAAGCACGGAGACCTAAAGCAGGCCGCACTTCTGAAAAGACAGGAGCTTTATCAGTTTTGCTTAGCGAACGAAGCAACGAAGATTGAGAAGCAGCAGGCCCGAGCAGAGCGTCTCTACAAGCGAATTAAGAACCGCAAAGAAATCAAGGGTACGTCCACTCGCTACCTCATTATGGCGCAGAGGCTCCTCGCCACTGCGGGCTACGGTGTCTCCGAGGACTTAACCCGCGACGCCGTGTCAATTGCTGAGTTCAATCAGGAATGCAAAGACCAAGGCGAGATTCAGCCCAACATCGAGGACGACTTGGAGAGCCGCATTCGCGACGCCTTCGGAGGTAAGGAAGCCGACCCCGAGAGGTTGCCCGTGGAGCTTGCCCAAGAGCTGGAAGCCGCAGTGCGTCAGCTTATGAAGCTGGGGCGCGACGTGAACACGGTGGAACTTGCGGGAGAGACCATTGAGCTGGATACCGTCGCGGTTGAAATCTCCGACGGCGTTATCGCCAACGCTCAGAAGCACGGTATCGAAGCCAAGGGCGCGATGGAAAACGTCGGACTCAGAGCCAAGGTCAAAGACGCACTAGACAAGATCGGAATGGCGCACGCCCGCATTCCGTCGCTTTTTGCGGCAATGGACGGCAAGCGCAACGGTAATCTCTTTGAGGCCATTATCAAGCCTGCTGACGAAGCGGCAACGCACGAGGAGCAGTTAAAGGTTCATTTTGCCAAGCGATTATTCAAAGCCTTCAAGATTCTCGGCCGCAAGACCTTTGAGAAAGCCCGCTACTACGACTTCGCGCAGTCGAGCTTTACGCGAAGCCAAGTCATCGCTATGGCATTGAACATGGGCAACGACGGGAACCTTGATCGCTTGGTCTCGGGTTCCGAGCTTTGGAAACCCGCGACAGGCGGACGCAAGCTCACCCGCGAGGAGATGATTCAGATCGTGAGTCAGACGCTTACCAAGGAGGAACTCGAAGCCGTCCAAGAGGTATGGGATACCTTTGCCGAACTTCAGCCCGAAGTAATGGCGCAGGCCAAGCGCTTAACAGGCAGAACGCCTGAGCTAGTTCCCCCGCGTCCCATCTCTTTCCGTCTTGCCGACGGCACCGTGGTAAACCTCAAGGGCGGTTACTACCCCATTGTCTATGACCGCTTGGCAAGCCGCAAGGGAGCGGAGCTTGCGGACATGAAAGACGCATTGAGTCAAGTCGCCGCCGCTTCCCGCAGTCAGAACACGGCAAAAGGCTTCTTAGAAAAACGCGCCAAGAAGGTTGAGGGGCTAGCCGTCACATTGACTTTGCGCGCCGCATTCGAGGGGCTTGACGCGGAAATCCACCGCTTGGCTTGGGAAGAATGGGTCGTGAACTCGGGCAAGATTTTGAAGCGAGTCAGCCCGACGCTTGCCGATTATTGGGGGCCTCGTGCGGTAGGCGCCATTGACGAGTGGCGCAAGGCGATTGCCACGGGCAATGTCTCTCAGCCCGAGGGTTTAGACGCAATCTCCCGCGTGGTGACTTCGGGTATCTCTATTGCCGCATTGGGTCTAAACGTCATCACTGCCATTGTCCAGCCGATCGGCATTATCAATACCACAGCTGTCATCGGTCACAAGTGGACGGCCAAGGGGTTGTCTCGCTTCCTGACAATGGGGCCTAGAGCGGCGTTTAAGTTTGCCGCAGGCAAGAGCGGTGCGTTTGAGAATCGTGCGAGAACGCGCTTTAGAGAGTTGGCTGAGATTCAAGCCTACTCGGAAAGCTCCTTAAGGCGCTTTAGAAATAACGTCGAGCGTTACGCCTACTCCATGATCGTCTTCACACAGATGTTGGTGGACGTGCCCACTTGGTTGGGAGCTTATGAGAAAGCGCTCTCAGAAGGGTGCGTTGACGCCGAGGCCGTGGCGCGTGCAGACCGCGCAGTGGTTGATGCCCAAGGCGGCGGGCGCCTTATGGACTTATCCGCGGTTGAGCGCGGCGGCCCCTTGTCTCGAATCTTCACGGTCTTCTACACGTTCTTCAACTCTATCCTGAATACCGTGATGGTGAGCAAGCACACCAAGTCGAAGATGGGTTTTGCAACCGACGCTCTGCTTCTGCTCTGCTTCCAGCCCGTGATCGAGACGTTCCTGCGCGAAGGCATTAAGGCGGGTGTCGCGGGCGCAGACCCTGATGATTGGTGGGAGAAGAGCGTGGAAGAAGCCCCGTGGTCGGTGCTCGACTTTAACCTCGGACTTTTCGTTTTCCTGCGTGAATTTGCAGGCATTACGGATTCTTATACGGGGCCGTCGGGCATGAAGAAGTTCCAAGATGTACGCCGCTTTGCTCAGCAAGCCGAACAAGGCGACTTCGATATGGCCTTTTGGAAGTCGCTTACCAACATGACGGGAGCGATTTTTGGTCTTCCTGCCGCTCCGATTACTCGCGCCATGACGGGTATCGACGCCTTAGAGCGCGGCAAGACAGACAACCCGCTGGCAGTTATTTTCGGCTATTCGGAATACTGATACTTGACGCGAACTCCCTCATTCAGAATTGCCAAGAAAAAGGAGATGATATGTCTATTTCAACTGAAGCGCGGAGTTCTCAGCTCTTGGTGGGCGACGGCTCCACCAAGACCTACGCTTTCGCCTTCAAGGTTTTCGACTCGTCAACCGACATCACGATCTACGAGGCAACGGGAGAATCCTCTGAGAAGGTGATGTCGGCCAACCTTTATACGGTAACGCTCAACGAAGACCAAGAGAGCTACCCGGGCGGAAGCGTGACGTTTGCGACAGCGCCCACCGCAGACCTGAAGTTCCGCATTGTCTCAAGTATTCCCTATCTGCAAAAGACGCAGTTAATGAACCTCGGGTCTTTTTCTCCTAAGACTTTAAACGAGGTTTTTGACAAGCTCTGCGCCCTGATTCAGCAGGTGCGGCTCTTAGCAGACCGTGCGCTTGTCGTGCCATTCACGCAAGACAAGACACCTGAAGAAGTGCTGACGGAAGTCTTGGAGATCGCCGCGACCGCGACTGAGTACGCTCAGCTTGCGCAGTCGGTGTATGCCACGGTGGAAGCCGACGTCGCAGAAGTAAAGCTCGTTAAAGCGCAGATCGACGAGCTTGTGAAGACGTTTCAAACCATTGAAGCATTGGCGGCGCAGGCACAAGCGAATGCAAACTCCACGGATGATGACAAGCTGACCTGTCAACAAATTCTTCAGCAGGTACAGGCAGTTGCTGCACAGAGCGGGTTCTCCATTCGGACAAGTCCGACGATATCCGAGTCGGAGACTTTCCCGCTTTCTAATCTGACACCCTCCGCCTATGTAAAGGCGGGAGACTTGGTGCTCAATTCGACTAACGGCGACTTGTTCCGAATTACCGCGGTAACGGCAACACACGCCACTGTCGGCGCGAAGATTTCAAACCTGCGCGGCCCTCGCGGTGAGCGCGGTTTGCAAGGCAGTCCAGGGCCCGCGGGCAGTCCGGGCGAGAGAGGACCGATGGGCCAAAGCCCGTATGCCACGTGCTTCGGACAGTTTGAGGTCAGCGAAGAGGGCGTGCTTCAGCTCGAATACGTGGGCTTGGCACCCGCCCAATTTTCTATTAACGACAACGGAGTAGTGGAGGCAACCTATGCCAACTCTTAGCATTGGTAAAGTCCGTTATGTTTGGAAAGGCACGTGGAGCGCCACGGTTTCCTATGACATTCTTGACCGCGTTCAAGACAGCGACGGCTTTATTTATGAATCCATTAAGGCGGTTCCTGCGGGCACTGTCCTTACCAACGAAAACTATTGGATAAAACTTTCAGTTCAAGGCCCCCGAGGTTTTAAGGGTGATCCGGGTAATGACGGGCCAAAAGGCGATCCGGGCGAGGCACCGACCGCGATTCTGTATACCGCTCAGACAGGCCTTACGGACGCGCAGAAGGCGCAGGCAAGAACCAACATTAACGCCGCTAGTGCTTCGGACGTGGTGAGACTTTCTACACAGACGGGATTATCTAACACGCAGAAGGCCGCAGCGCGTGGAAATATCGGAGCAGTCGCAAAAACAGAAGCCGTGCTCCTGACTGAGCAAACAGTCTCGGCAACTGAGAAAGAACAGGTCTACGAAAACCTCGGGCTGATTCAAATGTTTAAAGAGCTTTGCTTGGCGAATGGCGCAACTCAGGCAGAGATCGACGCATTGGAGTAAATGAGAGATGACGCTTACTGAAATCAAACAGAAATACCTCGCGGAGGCCCTTGCAAGGCCCATTGAGAAGTATTGCATCAAAGACCACACGGGCCGCATAGTCGCACGGAGTAATTCTCCCGTTGTCCATGTCTTTAACAACGAGGCGGATGACGCATACGCCGCCGAGCACTACACGCTGAAAGAAGTCTTTAACGGCATGAAATTTTGGCTCGGTGAAGAATCTCCCGCTGGGTTGTATCAATCGGCTGACGGTCAGTTCTACACGGAATCCGAGTTGCCTGAACAAACCGACGACTTCTGCACCCAGCGCTACAGCAACGAGGTGAAAGCGGAACGCAACGCACGAATCGGCGACACAGACGACTATGTGAAACTCCCTGATATTACGGTGGCGAGATCAGCAGGAGCCAAGCGCAGTGCCTTAGAGGACGCTGACAGGGTAGCCCTTGAGACCTATCGCCAAGCACTGAGAAACCTGCCCGAGGCCGAGGGTTTCCCGTTCGTCCAGTGGCCTGTATTTCCGACAGCCCTTGCATACGAGCTACAGCAGAAGGTTGACGCAAGAACATCTATGAGAGGAGGTTTTTAAATGACCTTGAAATCTTTAATTCAGCGGCTACTCGATAGCCGAACTACTCCTGAGGAGGCTGGACATAGTGCTATGCCTGATTATTCGACCATGACGACTTTTGCATCTGGCCTGAGCGGGACTGGAACTATTTATAAGGGTGTTGCGCCTTCAGATGGATTTTTATACGTACGGGCCAGACACGCTGAAAACAGTAGCCATTTAAATATCGACACTGAGGGAAAATGGGTTACGTGTCCTAGTCCATTCAAAGGCTCTCTTTCTGGAATGATGAAGCCAGTGACAAAGGGACAATCCTTTACTTTGGCAGGAAATAGCATATCTGAGGTAGTTGTAGGTTTTATTACTGCAATCGGGGGGGGGTATAACCGCTTTGTTTGGAGGGCTCTGTCATGCTTAAAGCCCTCGTTCAATTATTTGTCGAGAAGTTTCTGCAAAGCAAAAGGTCTTGGGTCGCAGAGCAGTGCGCTCCTATTACCAGCGGTAGCACACTCATTCCCTGTACAAGCACAACGGATTTCTTTACCTACATCGCTCCGTGCAACGGCTGGGCGACATCTCGGTGCAACGCAAACACCGTCTCAGCTCTCGAAATTCAAGTCGGGAATGGACAGATGGTGCTTACCTCAGTTCTTAATGGAAACACTGCGGGATGTGGTATCTGCTGTTACGTTAAAAAAGGAAGCACCATTAAGTTCTTATGTCGAGGCGGCAACACGTCGGATTATTCCATTTGGTTCCACAGGGCAAGTTCCGACACTTAACTCTTTAACGGGAGGCGCATTATGTTAAAGAACACATTGAGCCTCCTGCTGAGCAAGTTCTACAGCAAAAAAGAATCGGAGCTTGTAGGGCATCAGGCTATGCCGTCAACCCAAAATGTGGTACTAACCCCGACAACTACTTCTATCGACGGCTGGGGTGCCGTTTACAACGGAGTTGCTCCAACTGATGGCTTTGCTTGTATAAGATTTACTGCGGATACAGCCACTTGTATTGCCTCGGCTCAAACACAGAACGTAAACGTCTTTACAACTCCACAAGTTGTGGGGGACATTCTTTTGTGCGCCTGTCCGATAGCAAAAGGACAAGTCTTTACGCTATGTGCGAGAGAGGCGAAAAACATTGAATGCTGGTTTACTAAAACCATCGGGGGGGGGTATCAAGCTCTTAAGAAACTTATTCTGCAAGGAGGTGGTCTATGCTTAAACAGCTTATCCAGCTCTTTGCGGAGAAGTTCCTTACAAGCAAGAAAGAATGGGTGGCAGAACAACTCTCATTTATTTCTGCCAACTATACGGAAATACCTATCAATCCCGACGGAGAACTTCATACCTTCACAATGCCTTACACGGGCATCGCAGTGCTACGAGGTTATGGCGTCATGTTTGCAAACCTCGAAGGACTTAGCCTTGTTAATCTCGGAGCAGGTGCAAACGGGAATATTTGCGTTAATCTTTTTGCCAAAAAAGGCACCGTACTCAAATATGAGGTCGGCAAATCGAGCGGCTTCAGTTCCGCAAGTCTCCTTGTTTATAAAGTTTACGGCAGTCCATAACTCTGCTGTAGGAGGTGCGTCATGCTGAAGTCGCTCCTCCAAAAACTCATTAACCTGACGGCCAAGAAGGGTGCTGACGGAAGTTTCCCAAACTATGACGGGCAAATATACGGTAACGGGAATCAGGCTAACTTTACTTACACAGCCCCGTCTGATGGTGACTTCATAATCATTCCTCAAATGCAGAGAGCCGTGTCTTATGAATTGCATATCGAGACCACTACTAATGACATTTTGGTTAGTTACTTCAGCACGGACGAACAGGAAAACACCAAGCGTTATACAAGTTTCGCTCGTATGAACAAGGGAGACAAAGCAGTCTTCAAGGTCAACGGAGGGACTATGGTAAACGTAATGTGGCGTTTCTTCCCCGCCAAACTTTAACCACTCCGCCCCACACTCCGTGGGGCTTTTCTTCAGGTGTGCGCATTGAAAGAAAAAGCTCGGAAGATGTGAATCGACCGAGCTTTTCCTAATGCACCTAAAAGTTTTGGAATTGGTTTCTATATGAATTAAATAAGTTAATAAATAAAAAACCAGCCTTAATTGTATCTCCCGCCTGATACTTGACGAGTGATCGCTACTCCAAAATGGCAGACATAAAACCTCAAGGAGCAAAGCGCGCAAATGCTTAAACATACGGAACTTATCAATACGCTGATCGGCTGCGTCGGAGGCTTAGGCCTTATCGCTGGCCTCTTGCGTTACGTGGACGATTGGCGGGAGAAGCGCAAGGAGAGGCCCATAGAGTTCTCGGCGTTTGAGGCCATTTGGGAAGCGCTCTCGGGGGGCGTCACTGCAATAGGCGTCTTTTGGATTCTTGAAGGCTACGGCGTAAATGAGCTTGCCGCGGTCGGTATCTCGTTCATGGCCGCATACCTCGGCGTGCGCATTATCGCTTACTACGTCAAAAAATTCTTAGACAGCAAATTGGGAGCTGACAAACCATGACAGTCTTATTAAACGAATGGGCGATACGCCTTTGCCGATCAGTCGCTATTGCCATTGCCGTTTGTTTCGGCTTCCTTCTAGGGTGGTATTACTGCGAGCGCAACGTCATCTTTGATGAACTAAAGCATGGCATTTGGGCCAATGAGAAAGCGATACAGACCAACACCCAAATGATTAACGAACTCTATCAGAAGTACAAAGAGGAGCATAAATGAGAAAGCAGAACCTTATGCTCTTTCCGCCTGAGATCGCCTCTGAGTTCGTCGCCGAGCAGGAAGGCTTCTCAGCGCTCGCATACAAGTGTCCTGCGGGCATTTGGACAATCGGCTTCGGACATACGGGTAACGTGTTTGAGAACGACATGGTGACCCGAGGAGAAGCCTACCGCCTATTGGACAAAGACTTGGTAAACACTCAGGAAGACTTGGCTCGTCTCGTCCATGTTGACCTCAACGAGAATCAGTTCAAGGCACTGATGTCCTTTGTGTATAACTTCGGCTTAACCAAGTGCCGCCGTTACACGCTCTTCAAAATGATTAACGCGGAAAACGAAGAGGGCATTAAAGCGTGGTGGCCTCGCTACTGCAACCCGGGCACGAGCTTCGAGAAGGGGCTGAAGGCCCGCAGACTTCGTGAGCTGGAACTTTTCTTTAAGAGGTAAAAATGAAAATCGTCCGTGAAATTCTTTGGATGGTATTTGTCATGTCCGCTTTTGCTCTAGGTTATTTCCTAGTAGCTCTCCTTACCGTTGGCTTCTATTGGATTTTTGGCATGGGCGCACCTTGCGTTATCGCGAGCATGGGCAGTTTTTTGTTCTACTACGAAAGACTGCAAGTTAGAAAGTTCCAAGGAACAACCCAAGAGATCGACAAAATAATCCCCGTCGTGCTCTTTGTTTCTACGATCATCCTTATTCCTGTCTCGTTATGGTTAAGGCAATTGCCGCAGTCCTAGTGATCTTTTCCGCATATCTATTCGGATACCACAACGGACAGAACCAAGAGGAATTAGAGAATGCCCGTCTTGAAATATCAGCGCTCACGTCAGCTCTTGCGAAACAGCAAGCCGAGCAAGAGCGCCTCTCGACTTCTCTTACTGCTCTGCGCTCTGCTGAGTCTCGCGCTCGTGATGACGCTCTCAGGGTGCGCGGCGAACTCGAAGAGCTTGAGCGCCGAGCCAAGACCGACGCCGATAGGGAGCGTAATAGATGTCTCCGATTGGCGGCAGAAGGTAAGCGACTACTCGCGGAAGCTCGACGAGCTATTGACTTCTGCGAAGAAAACCACAAGTGATATAAAATAGAGGCACACGAGGGGCCGAAAGGCTCCTTTTATTTTGTCTTTCATTGGCGGACAAAGTGGCGGACATTTTAAAGTTATCCGCTGGAACCATCTCTAATCCACATAGTCAAAAGATCAAAGTGGTATTTGCCGGCACACCATGTACGGACGGCAAGACCGTTTATTTAGGAGAGCCGCTGCTGCAGTCTCAGGACGCTCTTGATGCCTACCTGTCCCACGGGACACATGAGATTCATCACGTTTTATACAGTGACTTTGATGAAGTTGCTTCGCTCGGCGGCCTGCATTCGCTCGTTAATGCTCTGGAAGACGTTCGCATCGATGCCATCGGATATAAAAAGTATCCGGGCGGCTATCTATGGCGCAATGAACACTTTTCTAAGATGGCCAAAGCAGGGCAGCTTCCGAATATCAGCGAACATACTTCGCCGGGAGCGCTTCTTTGTCTCACGTGCTATTGGTGTATGACCGCACTGATGCTGGAATATGACTGTTCAAAGCATTATTCGGAAGAAGCAAAGAATGCTTTTGTGCAGAGATTCGGACAAGAACTTTTTGCGCGGATTATGCAAAAGGCTGAAGAAGCGGTCAGGAGTGCTAATACGGCTGAGGTCATTCAATGTGCTCGAGAGATTGCCCAAATGTTCAGTCAGGCGATTTCTCAAAAGGTGTTTTCTGAAGGAGGACAGAGCGGCTCTGACAATGCGGGCGCCGGCTCTTCATCAAAAGGATCAGCGGCTTCTTCAGAAGGGAAGGGCAAAGCAAAAACTCCGAAGAAAGATAAGCACAAGTCAGAGGACTTTGACCATCTGTTCGACGGCGATGATCTTAAGGACGCAGATATCCATCGCGTCATGGAAGAGGACTACAAAACCTATCGAGGAGCGACTGGCGAGAATCCGACCGGAAAAGCCGCAGTTTGGCCGACGGTCAGAAGCGAGCTGAGTCCTCGGGTTGATCCGGAGTTCAAGGCGGAAGCGGAAAAGCTTCTTCGAGGCGGCTCGCAGCAATTTCATCGATTTCTGCAGGGACTTAGTTTCCAGCCCACGCGTTATGCGAGAAGCGGCAGAGACCTGGAACCCAAGAAGCTGAGCCGGTTATATGTCGGTGACACCAGAGTGTTCCGATGCGAAGAATCGGTGCTTCGTCCGTCTGTTGCGATGTGTGTGCTTTTAGACCGAAGCGGTTCGATGACGCGCGAAGACATGAGAACGGGATCTTTGTGTGCTCAGGTCATTGCAGGAATGGCAGATTCCGTGAGCGGCTGCCGAAGCTCGGTTTATGCTTTTCCGGGCGTTGAACGTCAGACGCTCTTGGAGGTCAAACGTTTTGATGAGCCCGTTGCGTCTTGTTTGGATCGCTTTTGTGCTTTAAGGCCTTTCGGATACACCCCGGTCAGACAATCGATCAACTCTGCGGCGGCTCAGCTTATCAGTCGGAGAGAGTCCCGCAAAATTATCTTTTTGATCACGGACGGTTTGTGTTCCGATGCAGAACTTTTGACTGACATTGAGCAAGATTTGAAGCGTGCTGGGATTGAGATTGTCTGCTTGGGCATCGGGGATGATATTCCGAAGATTTTTAGCATTCAGTCGGATATCAAGCATTCTCGTCAAATGAAAGAGGCGGCTTACAAGCTTCTTGAAGAGACGTTTAGAAGAAGACATTGATTCTTTGGTTCGGAGTCGCTTACGTAAACCTGCACGCTTTGGCAGAATTTTTCCTCAAATCTGAAAATATTTGAGTGAATACTTCTGCCAAAGACGC